TGTTGCTGTTGCTAACACGCAAAATACAGGTAACATCATCGGTACTTCAGGTAATGCTCAAACATTGCTTGCTAACGGTACAGTAAGATTTACTGCTAATTTGGGCGGCTTAGTCTCTGGTCAAGTTTATTTTGTTAAAGCAATTGCTAACGCATCCGCATTCACTGTTTCAACAACATTAGCTGGAGCAGAAGTTGACTTGTCTAATGCTACTGGTACTCCAGACGCTCAACAAGATGTAGTTGAACTAGTTGCAAATGCGGAGGTGGCTGCATCAGGTTCTTCATTCATTTATGCAACTCCAGAAGCAGGCTTCATTGTTCGTCAAAAGGGCAAGACAAAGTATCTCGTAACCGGTACAACTTCTGGTCTAACTAGTGCGGTTTACACTGCGAACGTTGCAAATACTGCATTGACACCAAACACAATGTCAATCAGAGCAACTAACGCAGCCTCTGGCGTACAATTTGTTTCAAGCGTGAATGATCATAGCTCAGAACTATTCCCAGCAACAGTTGCGGCAGGCTCATTGTCAGCAGGTACTGTATACACAATCTACAGTGCAGGTACTACTGACTGGACAGCAGTTGGCGCAATGGCTAGCATGACTGGTATCACCTTTACTGCTACTGGAACTGGTTCTGGTACAGGTCTTGCAGTATTGGCTAACGTTAACCCTGATGTCATTTCATCGTTCAACTCAGCCGCAGTTGCAAACGTAGACAATGGTCAACCAAATCCGATTGTTACAATCAACAACGCATAAGGAATAAACAATGGCTCAGGCTTCTACAGTTCAAAAGATTAAAGAAACTGAGACCGAAATTGCAGTCCTTCAGGTACAGTATGGATATCTAAATGAAAAAATGGATGATATCAAAACTGACCTGAAGGACTTGCGCTCTCATATTGATGGCCATGCCCTCGCAGCACAACAACTCATTACAAATTTTCAAGAAGAAAATAAAGAACAACACGCAAAGGTTGAAAAGAAAGTATCTGCTCTAGAAAAATGGAGATGGATGCTTATGGGAGCTGGTGTATTAGCTGGGGCATTGGGATGGCCTACTCTAGAAAAATTACTCGGTATCTAATCAAGTAAGACTATTCAACTTTTCAATTACAATATCAATATTCACAGTAGAAAATAATCCGGGGTGTAAAGGCTTCGGATATTGTCCTTCTGTTACCCAGGCATAACCGACATGCTCATCATTCAATGCAGGAATAAATTCTTCTTCGACTTCACAGAAAAAAGTATGATATACAAATGCGTTGTTCACAAACTTCTGAATGGGTATTAATTTTAGTTCAGAAATATCAAATTTCATTTCTTCATCGCATTCTCTTGCAATACCCTCAAACAATGTCTCATCTTGTTCAATGCCCCCACCTGGTATACTCCATGTAGGACTTCTTGAGTCAGTTCTTAGCAAATAAAGATAACGTTGAGTAGATTTACTGTAAAAGAAAACGCCGGCAGCTTGATGGGTCATAAAACTATACTATAATCACCTTGCTCATACCAACCCTCGTAAGATTTCATCCACATACCTTCTGAAGGAACATATCTATACTGTACGTTTGTAGTGAGATTGGTTACAAATTCTACGTTATTAGCGTTGATACTATCAAATGAAACTTGCCATTCGCCAGCGTTAGCATTATATTGGATGATATCGTTAGCATACGCTACTAGATCGCCCCAAGCTACAGTAGTATCTCCTTCAGAACCAATGTCCTCTACAATAAGATATCTTACACCTGGAGTAGGTCCGGGCAATCCTGCATTAGGTGCAGTCAATTGAGGATTAATAACGCTGGTTACCGGGGACATTGTGTTTTGCGGCAGCGTATCAGGGTCAATGCTATAAATTAAGTATCTATCGTCAAGTGGATCAGGTACAATAGTTCCTACAATGTCATCTGCGATATATGGATTCTGTAGCCAAATCTGACTAATACCAGGCTTTACTGCTCCGTATACGTTAAGCAAACTAGCCCAGTATAAGCTAGTGTTTGGATTAGTAGGTTGTTCTAATGATGAATTAGGAGGATAGAATGCTTCGTTTGCAGGTAGTAACTGTAGTTGATTACCTTGCAGTAGTAATTTATATCCGTATGGGGTAATCTTTTGCCGAGTTCCCAGTAATAAATCGTCATCTTGCATATCTTGGAAAGCATTACCTTTAAAAATAGAAGCGATAACTTTATGAATCACTCCCATCTTCTTAAGCTTACTTGACGTTGTAATCCAAATCGGCATATAGAATTTCCAAGTCATAACATCAATTGGATTTCCGGTACCTTGTGGAATGCTTCTACTTGAGAACGTCAACCCATCTTGATACACTACTGTCAATGAAGTCCAGTCTACAAAGTTGTCAGTGCTTTGAATATCTAATGCAGGGTTAAACAGTACCCCAAGCTGCTCAATTAGTTCTAGCTTCTGTTGATAATTTGTAGTCCAAAAATCAACAGTAATTCTTAATTTATACGGAACAGGCATCATTCTTTCTAATGTAAATGCTTGCCCTTGAGTCTGTTCGAATTCACCGGTGTCTTGATTAACTGCACGTTGACGAATTTGCATTTTATCTACGAAGAATGGGTCTTGTGTTCTGCTTTGTTCGTACTCTAGCCCACTAACATAATAAGTAATCATCGGCGCTGAGGGCAAGTTACTAGCACTGTTATTAGCAATGATAGTGGCAGCTTGTCTACTACTATCACCATACATAATAGGAACTCTAACAAGAATTTCATTACCGTTAGGATCTTTGCCTCTGGTGACATACCAATTGCTAAAAATCTTAGCAAACTGAATTAGAAATCGTCTAATCTGATTATCATAAAAGAAGGTCGCCAAAACTTAATCCCTTGCATAAATAGTCGTGAGTCACGGTATTGGAACTACCCACTCACTCTAATGCTATAAAGGAGCACCAGTATGATTATTTATCTATATCACAAGCGCCATCTTAAAACAGGACTCAATTATTTCGGAAAAACGACATCCGAACCGTATCTCTATGTGGGATCAGGAAAATACTGGAAACGTCATTTAAATAAGCATGGTCCAGACATAGAAACTGTTTCTGTTTGGGAATTTCAAAATCAAGAAGATTGCACTGACTTTGCACTAAAATTTTCTACAGAAAATAATATTGTTGAGTCTACGGATTGGGCCAACTTAAAAGCCGAGAACGGTAAAGACGGCGGCGATCCTGGACCAGAAGGAAGAAAAAAAATTGCGGCGTCACTGGTCGGTAGAAAACACTCAGCCGAACAAAATAAACAAAAAAGCAATCGGCAAACTGGCATAAAGCGTTCTCCTGAATATCTTGCAAAAAAGACAGGCAGCAAATATAAAAAATCAAAAGAAAGAACTGCGCCAAACAAAAATAAAGGAAGACCTTTGCCTAAAGATTGGGTAGAAAAAAGCGCAAACTCTAGGAGAGGGATGAAATATAATACAGTGACATGTCCTCACTGTAATAAACAGGGTGGGTCATCATCAATGCCTAGGTGGCACTTTGATAATTGTAAACTAAAGTCTTAACCTTCTGGAGGAACAGGGGGTAGCGTCGGCTGTAATACCGACGATAGTGGCTGTGCCTGCGGAACAAATGTTCCTTCACTATTTAGATAGATTTCTTCTTGATCATTAATAAATCCTGATAGTTGCGATTTATCCTCGACAGTGAATCCAGTCTCTGTTCTTACGTTTTCGCTGATTCTAACCCAAATTCTGCCGTCCCAGCGATACAATAGCTGAGGATTGTAATCTATGCGTAAGAAATAGTCACCGACTTGTGGATTCTGCGGGAACGCAATACCAGCTCCAGTTGGATAACCATTGGGTGCTTGACCGTCGCCAGTAAGCATTCCTGCTGAGTAACCAAATGATCTAGGACTCGAACGAACAATAAACTGATATCTAGGATCACAGTCTGCACGATAGTCCATTTGCTGAGTAATGTCACCGGTGAATCCAGGTAGTTCAGGATTTTGATCTGCGGTAGCATAGGTATTATCAGCAGTTCCGTATGGTCCGTCAATGATGCCAAACGATTGCACTGATAATAGCTTAGTAGTTTCTACTGAACCAGAACCACTTCCG